GCTTTGTCGGCTTCGCCTAGCTTCTTTTTTAAGTCATCAACATCGGCAAGGATTGATAACTTTAATGTGCGATTACCGGTTGCCATTAGACCCATTCCTTAATAATGCGATTGAAAGCCTGTTCCCATTTGTTAATCAATTCAGGCTGAATTTTGCGAAGGGTTGGATAGATAAACCAACCTCTTGAACCTCTGCCTTGCCGTCCTGAATATGTAGGGAACTGCTTGAACTTATTAGATCCAAACTCAACTCCACCCCATAGGGTTTGCGTAGTAGCGCCACCTGAAAACTTTTGTCTTGCGAAACCATAACGGAACTCACCGATTTTGCTGGACTTAGAGATGCTAACGCCATCTGCGACCCTTTGCGCAACCTTGCCACTTTTTGTTCGACCTCTAGCTGCCTGCTTAATTTCCTCTGATGCAAAATACGCCAAAGCAGCAGATTGAGTTCTTGCTTCCTCTGTCGCTTGGTCATCCATAAGTTTGAACGCTTTGTAAATATCACGCAGATCTTTTTTATTGTATGCAATGGTTTCATTTGCCATTCCTTGCCTCCAATATCTCGATCGCTGTTAATATGTCGTCCGCATCAACCCATTCGCTCATTGGTATCTTTGTGGCAATTGCCAACTCGACCAATAACCTGTTTAGGCTTCCTGCTTTGTGGCTTTTGGGTCTGCATCACCAACGATGACATCAGCTACAGTTTCCATCCAAATATCCATTGGTTTGATGGGCTTACCTCCTGCAAGTTCACGCTTATGTGCATGATAAGCAAGAAACATAAGATCCCAAATGCCCAACTTTTCGGATGCCTGACCAATAGTGTTTCCTGTCTGCTTTTCCCATTTCGCCCACTCAGGTGGTTGGGCAATGTAAGTTGCTTGCTCACCTGAGTTGTATTCAATTGTAATTGGTAACTTCATTTGTTTGCTCCCGTTTTATTTTTTAACTAAAGGTTTCGGTTACTTCGCCCTTAGATACTGTAAAGGTGAATGATACTGTCTGAGCATCAATTCCTGATCCTCCGGCTGTTGGAAACTCAGGCTTTACTGGGAACACAAATTGTGCGCCAGTTGCAGCTGTAAGTGTGATTGAAATGTCTGTATCTGGTGCGCTTTCTGCTGCTGTCCATAGAGCTTCACAAACTGAGTTTGTTTTGCCCCAATCTGCCAACATGTCTAACTGGAATGTTCCAGAGATGTTTGTTGTCTTGTAAGCCTCGCCATCAAGTGTCTGATAAACCTGACGCTCATTGACTTTTGTTAATACTGCATTGGTCGCTTGTGCATCGATGTCTGTTCCACCTGAGAAAGACAGCGAAATATCACGACCGGTAATTACTGTGGTTGCCATGATTACTCCTTAGACGGTTCTTGTGTAGTAGGTAGAAACTCGAACATCTGCTATTAGCAGCGTACTTGCTCCAACTTGTGTAACTGTTGGTCTTTCGACCGAGCTGACAATATATCCTGCTGGAATTACTGCCAGAACGCTTATGATTAATTGCTCGATGTTGTCGAGCGATGCTGGGTTGCTATTGTAAGCAACTGCAACTGAAATGGTCATATTGACCTTGCTACGAATGTTTGATTTGTTAATTGTTTCAAATTCTAAATATGGTGAATCAGGCACAACCACCACAGCTGGTGGAATTACTGTTTCAGGAACAAATGAATAAACATTACCTGCAACGCTAGATAATGCGGTCGCTAAAGGTGTGCGGATCTGTTGAAGGATTGTTTCATTAGGCATTTACAAAGCCATGCTTTCGGTGTCCATATATGAACCCAATAAACCAACGCACTTATTGAAAAGTGATCGACCCATTCTAAATGGTGTTGGTGAAAAATCTACTCCTTCGATTTGTCCTCCGCCGGCAAGTCTTGCTTGGAAAACTTCGACTGAAACTGTATAGACGGCTGACTGAACAGCTGCGTTTCCAACATAAGTTGATCCGCCAGAAAGGGCAGCAACTCCGGATGGGATGACATTAGCTTCGAGTAGATCGGCATTAGTGATCGATTGCGAAAAGGTATATTGTCCAAGATTGTCTGCCAGCACAACTCTTGTTCCGTTGTAAGGTGCTCCGCATCCTGTGATGACAACTGACTGCCCTTCGGTAAATTCATGAATTCCTAGTGTGGTAAATGTAGCAACATTGTCTGACAATGAAGTTGCTTGAATTGGTGCTTTGAATGTAACAAGCATTGGCAGAATGACTGTTTCTGCTGTGTCAATAATTTGATCTAAATACGCATCGTTATACAAGGCAGACGACACACCAAGCACACTTCTCAACTGTGTGGCTGTAATTATGCTTGGCATGTCATCTCCTTACTCCCATTAATGGATGCCTAGGATCGGGAGCAACCCTAGGCACTCAGTTAAATTAAGATACGAATAAAGCACGGAATGCTGTTGGGTAGCGATTAACTACACAAACATATCCGTAAAGTCCGATCTCAATGCGACCATTTGCAACGATATTGGCACGCAGTTCAATTGTGCCACTTTCGTGGAATCGCATTGCTTGTGATGGATAAACTAATGCAGACTTATCGCCAACATTGTTTCCGGTGTAGTTAGGATCTACTACAAGATCAAGTCCCGCAACTGTGCCATTTGTGCTGCCTTGTGTAATTAAACCACCAGCATTTTGAGAAACGGCTGCTGCAAACAATGGACGAGCTGAACCATCAACTGCACCAAGCAAGTTGGCAAAATCAATGTTTGTGTATCCGCCTGAAGGTGTAACCATTAAGCGGTTTGGAGTAAAGCGCATTACGCCATAAGAATCTGCAATTCCATCAGCAATAGCCTTGTAAATTGAAGTTCCAGATGACACTCCTGCATTGTCTGCTGCAATTGTTGCTGCATAAGCATCGGTCTTTTGTGCATAAGATGCTGCTAACTCACGAACCAAAAGGTCAGCGAAAGATGGGTCTGAACGATCAAACAGTTCAACATTGACAACATTTGCTCCAGCAAACTTGACGATATTGTCCTCTTGGAAAGTTACAACTGTATCGGTTGATGAAAACTCAACACCTTCAGCAGTTTGTGCAACAGTTGCCTGTGTTCCTAGCTTTGGAGTAAATACTTTCATTCCTGATGCTGGAAGTGGAGCACGCTCGATTGAATCGATGAACGGACGGCTTGAATCAATCACGCCGATAACATCACGCAAATAATTTGGTGGAACCATTCCTGTGTTCTCAGAAACAGTTGCAATTTGTAATGCTGCGACTAGATCACGAGCATCGGTGTCGCCACCAAGTGCTTTGATCTGTGCGTTTAGATATTGTCCTGCTGTAACATTTGTATCAACACGAGGCTTTGTATATGCCATGTATTGAGCAGTTACAACTGGAGCTTGTGATGCTTCTACCGCTTCGGTTGCGATAGGAGCTTCTGATGTTGTATCAGACACTTTGTCCTCCTGTGTTGTAGTTTCCTCAGCGGTTGCTTCGGAATTCTCTGGTGTTTGACTTGCTGCGACCTCAGCCACTCTTGCGCTGTCGATTGCTGGATCAGTTACCAAACTGACCTCTTGCAAGGAACTTGACTGGATGCGTAACACGCCTTCCACATTTTTCCATTCATTAATCTTTACGCCCACGCTAAAACCATCACGAAGTCCGGTGGCTGCTTCCTCAAGAGCATCATCGGCTCTAAATGTTTTGGCTAAACGAAAAGTCGCTTCCAAGCCTGAATCTGTAGCAGTTATATCAATTAACTTGCCCAATGGCTTTGTTGTTTGGTGCTCAAGTAATAATTTTACAGGCTTAGAGAAATCAATGCTGTCTTTCTCAAAAACAGTTAATCCGGCACTTGTTGAGCCTTGCTCATCCCAAGTTACGATCTTGCCTGAGATAGTTCGCTTGTTTGTATCGGCAGCTGTTATTTCTATTGGGAAACTAATTTTCATCGAATTAGATCCTCCTCCTCTTGGATTTGCTCAACGCTCATTGCGCCAATGCGGTTTAGGATTTCATAAACTTGCGCACGCTCTAAAGCAGATCCACGCAAGAAATCATCAATGTCAAATCGAGTTTCAATTCCGTTAGGGCAAAAATCCGCAGCAGATAATCTTTGCTCAATGGCAGTTAAAATTGGACGAAGTGAAAAATCAATCAACGCTTTTCTTTCGGCTAAAGTGTTGGTATAAGTCATGCTAGTTGTTTCAGCAGATACGAAACTTGCCGGAATGCCGCTCGCTCTTGAAATTTCCAGAGCCAAATACTGTCTGGCTTCATTTAATTGTAATTTAGCAGGGTCGAAGCCTAATGCTTGTAATTCAACATCAGCATTTAAGAATGCAGTTGCTCTTGTTGATCTTGACACTCTCCAAGATTCTAAAAGTTTTGTAATTCGCTCTGGAGTAAGGTTTGTGCCATTTGACTTCAATACCATTTGTGGCATTGGCTCTTTGGCATACATCTCAGCTGCTTTTTCTAATTCTGCTGCTGCTTTAATTGTGCGACCTGCTCGATTTAAGATTCCCTCATCTAAACCATTAAATACAATTAAACTACCTAGACCAAATGGCGGAACTCGCTTTCCATCAACTGTGTAGTATTCGATTTCAGTTGAGTTTCCATTTAGTGAAGCAAAAACTCTATTTGGTGCAATTCTTGTCCATGCACGAATTCTTGAAGCATCGGTTGCAGCATAAGCATCCATAACCATTCCATACGCAACTCCGTATAGAAGCAAGTCCTCAGCGATCCACGCATATATTGCTGATCCTGCAACTCTTGGATCTGGTTGCATAATTACTCTGTTTGGTCTTACATGCTCATTTGTAAAATGATTATATTGCTCAAGTGGTAATGAACCGATTGTTGAACAAATTATGTTTCTTGCACGAGCACCTGAAGGAATCGCCATGTATTGTTCACGAGTTGCGGTTGTAGTTCCAAATAGAATTCCGCCAACTAATTGCTGAGAGTTGTAAGGTGCTAATGCAGCTGCGACATCTACTGTATTTGTCTGCTGATTTGATCTTGCCGTAAATCGGTCGAATAATCCCATTAGAGCATAATATACCATAATGTCCGATTTATCCCACTTGTATATCAATTTCCGTTTCAGGTTGTGTCGCAAAATAGGTTGCTAATGCCGAGGCGACAGCTGCACAAACTGCCACTCGACTTGCACGCCTTCCAATAACCCAACTGCCATCCCCAAATGGCAATTTGGCTGCTGAAAGTGTTTGTTGGGTCAGTTCATCCTGCCCCCCATGCTGTAATCGATGGGAATTTATTGCGCCCAGCCACCGATCACAACTTTCCGCATAGATTGCGCCATCCATGTCGGTTATGGGTATTCCAGCCGGAACTAGCCGACTTGCAACAGCTTGTGCAGTCCGTTTGGAATACGCCACAGTTTGAGTGTTATATCGTCTTACATAAGGTGCAATGTCATTGGCAACTGCTAGATCATTAAGGCTGTAATCATTTGACCAAGTGTGCAACAAAACTAAATTAAATCTTTCACCTCGTAATTTCTGAGTTGCAACTAATGCGCCAAATTTTCTATCTGGAGATAAATCAAGTCCAAGCCATGTTGGTGCTTCGGGATCTAAAGGTATTGGATCGGTCTGACATAATCCCCACTTTTGTGCATCGATTGCTGAATTAATTGTATCTACCCATTGCGCCAAAACCTCTGTGCGCACAATATCTGGAGGATCATTGATAACCGCTTTTAAGTTGTCCGGATGAATTGTAATTCCTAATGATGGATTGGCTTGAGCGAAAGCATCCCAATTAATCTCGCCTGACGGAAGCAAGATTGGTGCATCGGGTTCAGCACTCCACTCAAACCAACCAATCGGATCGTTAGTCGTGGCTGACGCTAACGCCCTCTCACGCAATTTGTTTAGGATTACGGAATGCTGATCTCCAGCTGATGAATAAATCCATACTTGCGGATTCTTAGCAGCCATCATGGAATAACGCATTGATGACCAAGCATCCTCATCCTTGTATTCTCTTAACTCATCAAGATGGATCGTTTCAGGTTTACTTAAACCTCTAGCTGCATTATTGGCAGCCTTTACAACAAATCGCCTATTACCAAATAATTCGATTTCCTCTGCACCATGTTGCCATCGGATTTTCTTTACTTCCTTTTCAAGTCTTGGATTTGTTTCAATCAAGCCAACGATCTGTCTAAAGGTTTCAAGTGAGGTTGTAAGTCTATGAGCTGAG